TGTGTGAATCACTTACAAAGTCTGGATATACTGGCTTACCTTCTTGAATCATACCAAGACGATTCATAACATAGACATCTATCCAACTTTTGGTTTTACCATTCACAATATTTGGATAATAGCTTTGTAATATGTTTTTGCTGTTCTCTGCTTTGGGTGTTGGGGAATAGGATAATACTTCGCCCTTCTCACCAAGATTCTCTATCATTGCTGCTGGCTGAGTATAGAACTTCCAGTTCTCAGGTTTGACTAACATTGTTGCTTGCTCTCTAGGTATATGGTCTGGTATCGGAACTTCGCCTGACATAATAGCCCACCAATGGTCTTCTTCTGGTGCGTTGGTATCACAGATAACACCTGACCAACTAGAACCACCATCTCTCATACTTGGGTATCGACCAACACGCATAGTACACGCATCAACAATACTCTTTGGTATCTCTCTTGCTTCGTTAATCCATATCCCAGTTAGTTCTAATGACAATAATTTCTTTACATCTTCTGGTCTATCCAATGCCAAAAAAATTACTTCAAGGTCTAAGTCATTCATCTGTATGTGATGTGTATAAGGAACAGACCAATGAAACTTTCCCCACTCATTCTCTGGAAACCAATCCAGCCAAGTCTTTATAGTTGTCGTTCTAAGTTGTGGGTTTGTATTTCGTATAATAGCCCAACGAGATTTACGAATCCCTTCATCATTCTGCTTCTGCTCGAGAGCCCTTCTAAATACCTCAACACAACACGCAACTGATTTGCCAGAACCAACTGGACCTCTGATACCACGAAAAAAATTATTGTCCTTCATGAATTGCTTAAGGACTTCTCCGTCTGGCTTGTAATTAAAGTTTATCAATGTTGTAGTTTCTTCCGACTTCTTTGAGTCTTTCTAAGGTGTGGGGGAGAAGGGAAGCTATTCGTTTATCTGCTTCGTAATCAGTTATAAATTCTTTTGGAAAATGTTTTAGATGAACTTGCTTAATAACAATACGCAGCAAATTTCTTGTTTCTTTATCTAGTTTGTGTTCATGATACATCAGCTAAACTTTCTATGTGATGCTGTTTTCTTTGCTATCTTCTTTGGTTGCTTGGAAACTTGTTTGCCTTTACGCATGGCTGCTCTTTTCTTTCGAGTGGTTGCTCGATACTCTTCATCTGTTAAAGATTTTATTGCTGACTCTGGTAAATACCTCTCCCCAGTTTTGAGAGAGGGTTTACCAGACTTGGTTCGCCACTTCTGCCTTGTCCATGCTCGTAGGCTTCTCTGACTCTTTGCTAAAGCCATCAGCGATATCCACCACCTTTGGCTTTATATTGTTTGGCTAACATCTGTGCCTTTCGTGCAGACCATTGCCCTGGTCTTCCACCTTTACCACTAGCCTTGATTCTGCGAAAGAGTGCAGCTCTCATCTTTGGCTTGGTGTAGTTTCCAGCTGCGTTTACTGCCATTACTTCTTCTTCTTTTTAGCAGCCATAATTTTTGTTTGCAGTTGTTTAGGAAGAGTCTTCTGCTTTGCAGTCAAACCATTCTTCTTCGCTGGTGGTCTTCCTCTTTTACTTCCGTAAGTTCCTTTTCCCATAGGCATGATGTTATCCTTTCTTTTTCTTGGCTTTATTTCTTCGTGAGATTGCTGCTGCCTTTCGTTTTGCGTCGGCTTTGCTTGATGCTCCCCACGCTCTTAGGCTGAGAAGAAGTCTTGTTGGTCTTCCCTTTGAGTCCCTTTCTGGTCCTCGCATTCCCCCCATCCTTGCTAGGAAGCTTGCTCTTCTTGGGTTGTCGCCTGACTTTACTGGAGGTTTTAGAGTTCCCTTTTTGTAGCTTGCTCGACCTTTTGCGTTCAAGCCGCCCTTCGGATTTTTCCCTGCCTTCCTTTGCCAAGCTGGAGTCTTCGCCATCTTTTCTCCTTCTCAATATATTCGACATTAGCACAGCAACTCTCATAAGCAAATCCTTTATAGTAAAAAATATTTTCATCGAGCTTTTTTCTCCTAAATTGTTAGTAGACTATCCCTTGCGTGTTAGGTTACACCACTTTCAACCCCCCACTGCCAGCAGGTGGGTTGTAAAGCCTTGCTTGTCACAGAAACTGCGTAACTGTGTACGCACCATCTCATAAAACATGCATGACTTCGTGCAAGCATGTCATTCAATGGACGCTTGTATAGTACAGCGGAACACATCAGGATAAGTCTATCTTTACGTCTATGTTGCCTACATGACTATGCATTACTTTGTCTGGTGCTTTAAAGCCAGCTCTATCTAGTATATCTTTACTTGCTTCCAAGCTTACATACTCACTCTTTGCATTACTGCTTAGTGCTACTATCTTGTTCAGTGCTTTCGTAGCATTCAGACTCATACTGTCGGATATTGTTTGCATCATATACTGTTGCACATGTGGTGTCTTCAAAGCCTTACTAGCAGTTACTCTGCCTGATTCTCCCTTTGCGTATCCAGCTTCTTCACTAGCTTGTTTGATACTACATCCTTTTGCTACTAACGTATCAACTAGCTTTTTCTGCTTCTCGGTTATCTTCACAAGTGTCATGTCGTCAACTCTGCACCATTTCTTCACCTCTTGTCAATACGTCAATTGCAGTTTTACTCAATATTGTTCCTTCGTCACCAAACAATCTGCATTTTCTGTCGTTGGTCTACAGACGTATGCCCACTGGTAGGCGTGGGTTGATGGGCTGTTGGTCAATATGCCATTCTGGTATGTCGTCGTGCCTAGACATACACGCCATTCTATATTGACCAGAGAACCACCAATCTTTTGACCCTCGAAAATGGACTACACACACGAATTCCAATTGTATCATTGCAAGATGATGACTATTCCAAATCCCAGTGATTGCAACATCAAAAGCTAGAAAAGGCTAGCGTCTTATATCTCTCTCTTGCTAGAAAAACTTTTTCTGACACACCCTTCTGTTGCTTCTGTTCTGTATCTTCTGGCAGTGTCACAAAAACTTTTTTGCCCTTTTCTACCCCAAGCCCATCGTCGTTCCTTTAGATGGGTTTTGCTGTAAGACTGCAATCAAAGGGATTCGGAATGGCACGCGAGATGTAATTGGAATGTGTGTGTAGTTAGTTGTTCCAGTTGCATAATTTTAATCTAAATATAGGAGGTCATTATGACTGTAATTGTAAAATCTAATAGTTCTGAAGAAAAAGTTAAGACTCGTTTCTTTGAGTCAGATATTGTTAACAAGTGTAATGAGTTAGATATTATGCGTAAGAGTAAAGAGTACAAGCAGATAGAGAAGTTATCTACTGGTAAAGAAACCATGTTGCTTGACATATTCTATCAGTATCTATTGGGTAACGGAGAGGTATTCAATCCTTTTGAACTGAAGGCTAACATTGATACTATGCAGTTAGAGTATCAGCGTCAGGTCAATGGAGAATGGATACCAGATGACACCATGAAGCCAGTTGGTAATCTATCTGTTATGTATGAACTTCAAGACCAGCTTTGGTCACATACCAGAAAAGATTCCAGAGGTAACTTCTTGGATTCATTCTCTAGAACTATCAGTACAGCTCTTGGGCAGAAGAACAAAGCTCGTAAGAAAAAGGCTGACCAGATGGAAGGTACGTCTTCAGTTACTGATGCAGAGATTCGTCATGACATGAGAAGGTCACAGATTAACAGTGAGTCTGCTCTACGTATGAAAGAGATGCATATGTATCTTGAAGCTCTGCATTTAGAGTTAACTGGTACTTGTTATCTTCCACCAGAGTCTAAGGCTATCCAAGCTAAGATTAATGCTGAACAAGCAGAATCTAGGATGGCTAAAGCTGATGCTGAGTTAGAGAAGATGATGGAGGTTTTGGGTAACAAGCCTACCAAAGCAGAAGTGAACAAGCTTAGAGAAGATATCTAAGGTAACCAAGAGAGTCAGCTCCTCGGAGTTGGCTCTCACATTTTATGAGGAACTATTATGAATGAATTAGTTGATATGTATCATGTTGAATACACAATGTTAGAAAGAAAGTTAACCAATGTGCGTAATATATACAACGAGGTAGTTGTTACAGACGAGCGTTATTTTACAAATGAAGATGACAGAGATAAGTTCTGTTACCAAATCATCACGAGTACAAT